CGTTAATGGCTAGTCAACCGTGATGCCCGACGAGAACGTGGACGAGGAAGATGATTCAGTGCTCGTGAACGACACTGGCGAGGATGAGTGAAAACCGTGTCAAGCAAAATTATTTCTTCAATGTCATCAGAGCGAGATCGGCGCTAACCCATTGATGTCTGAAAATCTGGAAAAGTCGATATGCTATAATGCGTCATCCGGTGGGGAAATCACCGGACAACGCTGTTTGACAATGTGGAGAATGAAGATGGAAAACGTACAGCAAATCGCTGCGGGTGACAAGGTTGTATGGCGTGGCAAGTCCAGTAAACTAAAGGACGGGCGCCGGGTGATGCCGATTGGGGTGGCCAACTGCAAGGTCATCATGATCGACACAGCCAGCTACGATGAGCCGGTTGCGATGATCCAGATGCCCCGTGTCATGTGGAGCGACGAATGCCCAGACGGTAAGGTTGCCGCCCTGGTTAGCGATCTTGAGAAGATGGATGGCGACTAAATACAATCTGACGCGGCAGTATAAACAGGCGCTTGGGCAACCATGCGCCTACTGCTCCCGTCCAATGCAGGCCAATGACGAGCTGCTATGGCCCACCAAGGATCATGTTCATCCGCGATCTAAGGGCGGGCGAGAGAAGGTTTGGGCATGTTGGATTTGCAACAACATCAAGGGCGACATGACGCTCGCTCAATGGCGGCGGTACATGGACGCCCACCCAAGATGGTGGATGCGCGAGTCTCGGCCTACGGAGCCGCCAGTAGTCAATGACGTTAAGCGAGAGCCGGATTGGCTTATGGCGCAAGCCGAGCTGGCCGTCATGCAATGGCCCTGGCTGCGCGACCTATACCGGCCAATGGTTCGTCAATGCGGATGGAATTGGAAACGGTTGACGTGTCGATAACAATTCCCGTGCTGGAGCAGAGCCGATGGTCGTAGAGGGCGGAGATGCAAAGCATCAAAACCGGAGGCCAGTGGCCGAACAGTGGGTTCGATTCCCGCGACGGGAGCCAGTTTTACGCTTAATCGGAAGTTAACCATGTCAACACCGGAGATAAGGCTAAGGCTAGAGCGCTGCATCAAGGATGAGGCGCCGTGTGAGGCAACCGGATTGATGGCAATAGCTCTGGCTCTCTTTGAGTTGGCGGAGTCGCTGTCTAAGAACCGGGACAGGGGCGATAAAGTTAATGCCTGAACAACGGCACTTATAGTGAGATTCCGATAAACTCACTATAAGTGCCTAAACTGCATATAAATGGAGAAAACCATGTACCGACACATCTTGATACGACTGAGCGCCAGAGAGGCAATCTGCCGAGAGACTGGTGTCTATCTTAATGAGCGAGGTAAGCGATTGCTGGATTGGCTTCGGCGGCGTTACGGTTGATAGGTAGATAACGATATGACAAAGGACAACAATATGGAAATTCTGGCGAGGTTTCGCGGCGTCCCTGCGACGGATGGAGTGGCAGACGGTCCATCAGTTAATGCCCCGACCACCGAAGAATTGTGGAGGAGTCGGGTGGATCAGGCAGCGAAAATTATTGATGGAAATGTGGCCGAAATCGAGCGGCTGCGGGCGGCGCTGAAGCCTCTGCTGGACCACTATCTTAATTGCTATGACGGAATCGAGGATCAGATTGCAAAAGATGCCATGACGGCATTAGGCGTTACTGAGCCGACCGTCGATCTCTCAACACTTAAACCAATCAAGGACGCCGACAGGGTTGAAAATGTTGAGGCCGCCCTTAATGAGCAGTCAAGCGTAACGCGAAGCTGCGGGTGCGTCTTTTGCGATATAAAAGTGACGCTCCACGAGGACGAGATTGGGCCGCACCACGTTGTCAAAGGTGAGCGCGTCCCTTGCGGACTTGCGGATCGGTAACATCACAACAGCGGGCGAATGATCGACGCCAGTACCGCCATCGCAATCATGACGGTGAAGGTCAGCAGGAATAGCCGCCCCATTATCGCCCCACTTCCTGACTGACATTGATAACAACGCAGCCGGCGCCAATGCCGACAACCCCGGCTTTCTCCAGGCTTACAGGATCGGCTTTTTCGATAAGGGCGTGCGCCCTGATCCAGCAATCATCGAGCGATTGCTGTTCCAGTTGTGTCTGCTTCGGGCCGTCTGCTGTTATAATAAGAAGGACAAGAAGTACCACCATCAGCCGAGCGCCTGCGGTTCGTAACAAAGCACATTCATTTGGGCGCCTATAAAGATAATGGTGTGGCCAGTCGGATTGGGGATTGGTGGCTTACGGAGTTTGTGCTTAGGCACGACAAACTTGGTGCCAACCGGGATATGCCGCCGATTGATTGTGCGGCCATCTGGCAGGATGAAACTGTCCGGTCGTTCGTCGGTTATGACGGCAACAAGGCCGCCAGTTGCCGGCTCTGTCTCGGTGATGTCGGCATAATAGGCATCCCCCACCCCGCAGCACGAAACCATCGGATTATCTGGCATCCGAAGGCTGTCATAGTAGTAACCGATGTCCGGGGCCGCATAGTCGCTGACAAGCAGGAAAAGAAGGCTACTGACTACTGCGGGGTTCATAATACAGTGGCGGCAGGATTTTCAGAATCATCACGGCGCTCTTGAGTGCGAAGTCGTCTGGATTCATCTTGACCCCATGCGCTCGCGTGATTGCTTCGGCCAGTTGTTCAGCCGACAGGATCAACATCAAGCGGCCAGGGGGGTTCTTTTCCTTCTGGTCCAACGTATTCTCCGATGTAGCTCCAGTCTCCGTGATGGGTTCCATTAAGTTTGTCCTCTACTTTCCAGCCGAGTGCCTCAAATTCAGATTTGCGATGCTTCGGAACGTAAGCAACGTGTTTCCAAGTCACGATAGTTTTCCCTTTAGCCATTCCATTAGTTCTTGGTTGTCGCGAATAACCATAGCCAGACCCGTCGATAATCCGTCCACCGCTTGTTCTTCCTGGATTTTTCCCCCGCCAATACCCTGAATGGACAGGATTGCGTGGAACAGTTCGTGCAAGAAGATTACCGCCTCCTGTCTCTCGCTCGACATTTTCTCTAGTAGGTAGATTGTCTGGCACTCGTTTTTGTAAAGTCCCAGACATTCATCTTCCTCCTTGCCTTTCAGCTTTTCTATTTTTACGTCATAGATTCCGACGCGAATGGATTTGAATGGGATCATGGCTTCACGGTCTTGACCATCCAGTGATTGCAGTCCTCACAGCGGAACTGAAAGCGGGTTTTGGATTTTCTGACGGGGCCGCGACGGTGAAGATTGCTGGAGCCACAGACGTGGCAGCCGTCGTCATGCAGGGCGGGATGGTTTTTCATCCAGGGGGCGAGGTCTTTATAGGTGGTGGCGAGAAGTTCGGTATCGTGGCCGCAATACTCGGACATCTTTTTCCAGGATTTGCGGTCGCCTTCGCCGCAAGAGCGCCAGAGGTGCGCCCCGGTGTTGGGTATCTTATGGCCCAACTTGCGCTGGCGGGCGACATTATCGAGTTTGTTGCTGTCGAGGCGGAATTGCCGCATCACCTTCAGCGTGTCGATAGTGTCGAATGGGGACGGCTTGTGAATGCCGTTCATCCAGAAACGGCCCATGATGAGCGGAAGATCGAAGCGATCCCCATTATGGGCGCATACCACGTCCGCCGCATCCAGATAACGAAAAAGCTCTTTGCAGAGATGCCGGTCGTCATACCGGTCACGTTTGTATTTTTTGTAATCTGGAAGGGCGTGGACCCGGATTTTCTTCTCGTCTGCCCACATGGCCGAGAAACATAGAATGAAGGTGTTTCTCTCAACCCAGACGGCAGAGGCATCCGGGGAACGCAATGACCAACTGGCTATTATGGCGGGGTGTGTTTCGATGTCGATGAATAGTAATCGCTGGTTGCTCAGCTAATGACCTCCCGTTAATTTGGCGGTGACGAAAGCGACGATGATTGAGAAGATGCCACTATGAAAATAAGTTCGCTTTTTCACGCCGTTAATATCTTCGCGAAGCTCCGCAATGTCTGTGCGGATGCCCCTGATTTCACCTTCAATGCGGCCGAGGCTGCGCTGAACATCGCTCATTTTTTACAGACTTTTCTATATGTGAGTTCATTCGCCAGGATGCGCCGCTTCACGCCATCGGTAGCCGTAATCGCGCCATCGCCTCTTTGCTGTATCACCGGCTGATACACCTGACAGAAAGAGTCGATCTGAGACTGTGCTGGAATTTGGCATGTGAAGATGACAAGGAAGCCGAAGCAAGTGACGTTCATAGTTCGAGCCACTTCAATCTTGCATCAACCTGCTCTGAGGTCATGCCGGTTACATCCTGAAGGACGGCCTTTGCTACGGATGTCTTTGCAAGAATGGCCGCGGCCTGTTCGGCCAATGCCCTATCCCTGCCGGCGTCCATCTGGCCCCTTTCGCGCAACCAGTCCGCGATCTTGTCGGCGATACGCAAAAGCAGTAACGCGAGAGAGAGCCAGTCCATTTACTGTACCGGCGGTTGTTCTTTAACCAATCCGCCAAGTCCGTCGCGAATCGCGTTGATGACGATCTTCGCAATAGCCAGTCCAGCCACGATTTTAGCTGCTGCCGTTGCTGACAGGAAAACGCTCCAGTCGAACGCCGCCGCTGACGCGATGAGGGCGATAACAACATTGATGATATTGTGGATGAGATTTGTATTCACGTGCTTTCCTTTGCTAGTTTGATTGCATCGTTGCGAACGCGGGCGACCCGATTGAGCCAGCCGCGTCCGTATTTCCAAAACATCTTGAGCGAGTGGTAGTAGGAATTACGAATGGCCGTGAGGGCGTTAATCACCTTAACGGGATCGGCTTCGGTAACAGCCCGTTCTGTCTGCGGCCCCCAGATGCCATCTGCCGAAATGCCAAGCGCGCGCTGAAGCAATTTGTTCGCGGCCGCCTTCCCGTTATTCACGCACATATCAAAGTAAACGTAATCTATTCCAGAGTTGAGGCCGTCGCACCGATCCCCCCAATAGTCGCGCCGGTAGATTTCCTTGGCTTTGTCCAAGGACAGTTTTTTGATGTCGAGATATGGATAAACAAAGGCGGCAATGCCGTACTTGGTGCCATTTAACTGACCGACGCCGACAATGCCGGAGGTCCAGTTTCCTCTATCATCTGGATCGTTGTCGTATGTTCCCTCTGACCCCACAACGAGGTCAAACGAACGATCAAAGTTCTGTTTCATAGGGGCCAGATTGCGCGGAGTTCGTTTTCATCTCTGGCACTCAATATCTTTTGGCGGACTGCCTTGGAATCGAACTCGATTGGCGACAGGAGCAGGTCGAGGTTTGATTCCCTGCGCTTGTTTTCCGCCTTTATGGCGCCGCGAATATAATTGAACTGGATTGGTTTTGCTTTCTTCAGGTCAATCGAGATTGGTCCGCCATTGTGAGAACGAATCCACGCATTACGAAACCATCTGTCCTTGGGGATGTCGGCCATGTCCCATAGTTCATGGGCGGTGCCGAGGTGTCCGCAGTCTCGGTCCCTGATGATTTCCAGGGCTTCCGCCGTAGTGCAGCCACCGAACATCACCGCCTTGGCGTAACGGTGAGCGGCGCGCTCACTAATGCCCCGGTTAACCATGCTTGCAATCTGCCGATCCATGACACCTACAGGCAGATGGTCCCAGAACCCACCGCAGCCCATGACGGAAATAATCGTTTCTGACGGATAACAGATTGACACCCCACCATCATGGCGGGTGTAAACAATCCCGCCCATCATGCCTGATCGCCAAATCCGATAACTGACCAAGAAATAGGGTCACGGGCTGAAACCCCCGTTTCAAGGTTGACAACCTCGATGCTACCGGCGGCGGCGGGGCCTTTGTAAAAATCATCGTCTGCGTTCGTGCCGGTCTTATCAGTGTTTGAAAGCGGCGCCCATGTCGAACCGGAAAAGTCGGTGGCAATCGTTATGGTCAGGTCACCTAAACCAGTGTCTGTGATGGAAGTGATATTATAGCTCGGCGGTGTCTGAAGTGTCGGGGTACCGGCAGACACCGTGGCAAAGGCAACAAACTTTGGATGACCGGTATGAAAGTGCTGCCTGCCGGGAGATACAAGGGTTGATGTTGAAGTTCCCGTTTCCTGATCTGTCTGAGTGGCAACCATCGTTCCGGTTGCAGACCCGCCACTTACAGCGCCAGATGCGGTAACGGTTGTGGCGGTAAGATCAGCAATAGTCAGGTCTGCCGTTGAAAGAATGCAGCCAATAACAAACCAGTTGCTTCCATCCGTGAATACGAGAACCCCCTGGCCATCCGGTAGAGTAATATTTGCCGCGCCGTTCACTGTCTGGGAATCGCTGCCATCCAGGGTTATGTTTCCACCAGAATTATTAAGAACGGCAAATACAAACGGCGAACTGACTGTCGTCGCGCTTGGGGTTGTTATTGTAATGCTAGATGCCGTGGCACGTATCAGCTTTCCCTGATCGTCAGACAGGACTTGATAGCTGGTAGATTGGCTGGAAACGGATGCACCGCTGATAGTAACATCGAAAGCATCCGATATTGCCGCATTGATATTGTCGGCTAGGTTCTTTGCCGGATCGGCAAGCTTGGTCTTGATCGTCGCCCAAAGAACTTGATTCGAAGCAATTTCGGAACCGTCATCGGGCGGCGGGCTTGCGTTGTAGCCGCTTGCAGATTGTGAAGTGTATGGACTTGCCATAGGTTCTTATCCCGTCAGTGGACGGCCTCAGTTCTGATTGTGTGTGAATTATCGTCTGCCGAAATCGCCGGCTAAAAGACCGCGAGAGAAGTTGGCCCCGAATGTTTGTCGTTCTGGCAGAACAGCATTTCCAAGAATCCTGCGACCCCGAACCAATCCTTCACCTACCGCCCTTGGAAGCAAGGCTCCGCCAGTGGCCGCAAGAACAATCTGTTCTGGGCTAAGATGCGAACCATAGCCGCCAGCCGCACCAAAGGCGGCACCTAGAGCATGGAGGAAATTGGAAGTGCGGGCGCGGGATGCGGTATTGCTGTTTGCGAGCGGCGCCATAACTTCAGAACCGGCACGGGCCAGCACCGAGAGTTCTGTTCTTCCCCGGCTATAATCCCTGCCACCACCCATGCCCTTAATGGCGCGGGCAAGGTTTTGCGGAGTTATAATTCCGGAACTCGCGGCCTCGCCCTGATAGTTTACAGCGCGTTCAACCGTTAGAAGGTTCTTGTATTGTGTTCTCGCCTGTTGCCATTCGCCAAGTTGCTGTGGGTTTATTTGCTGGATTGATCTTTCCATAGCATCGTCCAAGGCGCGTTGAATGCTATAAACCGCATATTGCTGCTCCGGGTCTTTGCGTAAGCCCCTAGCAAGCACACCAAGACGCGAGCGCAATGACTGATATTGCTCTCCATCCATCATTATATTGGCTGGTTGTGCTTGTTGGTTTACTGCTTCCTCAACCTTTTGCACCAGCTTTGAGCGCAGGGCATCTGGCACCAGATCGTTATAGTCTTGGACCTTCGACTTTATATCTGTCATTAGTTGCGGATCATGCAGAATTACGTTGTTTGCTGAGAGACGGTCAAACTCACCACCAATTCTTTTAAATGCTCCATCGACAACTTCTGGGGTGGCTTGGTTTGCATCCTCCCCAACCCGTTTCATTACTGCGGCGGTGAATTGTTCGTTCTGTCTTTGGGCAAGGTTTTCAGTTGTGGCCCCACCAAGTTCTTCCTCGGCCTTGCGTAGAAATTTGCTTCCGGTGGCCTGGCCGGCAGAAACATCAACGCCCTCTTTCTGCAATAACTCTCTGGCCTCTACTCGCGTTTTTGGAGTTGTAATGGGAGTAATAATACGCCCCGAGGCAATCGGAGCGGCAATGCCAGCAGCAGCGCGAACAAACGGCTCTGCCGCCGTTCCTTTGACTCCGGGAATATCGCCGGCCGCTTGAGCGGCAGCACCGGGTAATACCACCTGTTCAATGCCGCGCCGAACAAGCCCACCTGGACCGGCCAGTAGTCCGGGGGCCATCTCCGCAACGCTTTGGGTATATTCTTCTACTTTATTCTGCGGCTCATGTAATTTACCGGTAACGGACTCAACATTGGAGCGCAGTTGGCCGCTTGATGGAGTGCCCAAATAGGGAACGGCGGCGCGGAAGGCGGATTTAATTGTGTCTCTGGCTTCCTGTGGTGCGCCAGGCGCAACTTTGTCTATAAGATAATCGATTCCGGAGGCAATATCTCCTGGGAGGCCAGCCATTGCCGTCGCGCCCTTAACCAGTCCAGTCCCAGCCGCCGCCGCCACCCCGCCAGCCGTAACTGGCTTGGTAAGGCCTATCATTTTATCAAATTCGTCGCGCGGCAATTTCTCAGCATAATTCTTGTTATAGAGGGCATCAGCCAATTGCTGATCTGGAATATCCTTATATGCCGGATATTGCAGTCTATATTCGTCTAGTGTCATTTTGAAAACAATCCTAGGGGGTCAGAGACAATGTTGGGGTCCTGTCCACGAAATCGAATGGCAATGTATTTTTGCCGGACGTTATCGAGTGCTTCCCTAGTTTTCCCTTGTATGATTGGAAAGTCGGGCTGGCGCTGTCTTATCGTTGCATCGAAAAGTTTGGGACCTGACAGGGCGGTTTTCCAACGATCCTGAAGGACATTTACTTTGCCGTCGAGAAGATCGGTTTCTGTATTGAGGGCGCTGTAAAGTTCGCCGCGTGTCTTGGCCGCATCCAACGTATCCAGTGTGCGTTGGCGATCCGCTTCAGCCCCCTGCGATCCAGCATAGAACTTTGTAATTTCTTCGGCGTAGCGATTGCGTGCGGTCAGGAACGCCTGTAATGCACGCCCCTCAGATGTACCAGCCACGGCTTTATTTTGCAGGGCCTTTGCAGCATAGCTCGCGAAAGATGTGTTTGATTTTGCAATTTTATCCAAAAGGCCGGGGACGGCATCCATTGCATCAACAGCATCACCAACCGTTTTAAGATGCTGGATCGCCACGTTACCCGCCGTTATCTGGCCCGCCGGAGACGTATTGCCGCCAGCTAAAAATTCCTTAACTGCCGCCGACATGGCCGGGTAATATTTCATATCATAGGACCCAGCACTGTATTGGTGAACTGCACTCATTATTTGATTGCGCTCAGCACCCTTCAAACGGGCCAAAGCAGCTCTGGGGTCCTCACGATATTCGGCAATGGCCTTAACTCTTGAGCGGTAATTTGTAGGAATGGTCTTTAGAAATTCCTCCCCGGTTATGTTATTCTTGATGGCAAAATCAATCGCCTGTGGGCCGGGAGGCAAATCAGCGGGCACCGAAACCTGTGGCAAAGCATCGCTCGTTACAGGCGCATTCGTCGCCGCAAATCTTTGATTGAAGTCTGGGGCGGGCGGGGTTGGCGAGGGCGGGGTCTCCGTAGGCTGCCCATCCACCGATATGCCAGTAATGGTTGTTTCTGGGGCCGTCAGATTCTTGCTCTGTTTGCCGGGACCAGTGAGCGGAGCGCTTAGCGTGCCAGTTCCAGTATCGAAAGTATAGCCGGTTGATCCCTCAAATGGACCGCCGGGAACGGTGACGAATTGTTTTTTGCTGGTCTTATCCTCAAGCGGCGGCCTAGCAAGCAATGCCTGAAACATGCGCTGCACGCGAGCGCCCCCATCTGGACCGTATGTATCATTGGCGATTTGGGCCGCAGTATCACCCAATGGCTGAATTGATCCAGCAATCGTCATCGGATTATTGCCAGCCTCGGAAGCCGCCTTGGTAATATTGCTTGCCACAGTAAGCAGTTGGGCAATATGCCGCTCTGCCTCTGCCTTGCGCGCGGCATCTTGCTCGAACTGCTGCTGTTGCTCAGTTGCGCGCTGTGCCCTGTCGTTAATTCCAAGCTGTTGCTGTTTGGCAAATGCGTCGGAAAAAGCAATTCCAGGATTGTCTGCCATATTCGATCCCTAAACCAAGAATACGCTGCTCGGGTCAACCGACGCGCCGTCGAAACTAAAACCACCGCCCCCGCCACCAAAACTCTTGAATGGATTGGTTGGAAGCAGATACCCGAGTCCAGTTCCGATGGCGCTCCAGAGGCCGGTTGTTCCGGCAGCATTGGCTGCATTCTGGTTCTTGGCATTAAATTGCGCGGCATCCGCAATCGCCTTCGAGCCGGCTAAACCAAGACTTGCCGCAAGACTGGCCTCAAGATTCAATTCATCAAGTTTGGGCTGGAAGGCCGCAATGCGCGCCTTGAACTGGTCCGCCGTAAGTTGTCGCTGCGCCTCCAGAGACTTCAAGAAGTTGTCGGCAACAATGTTATCCCGCTGCCTGTTAAACTCTGCCCGCCCGCGCGTTAGCGTGTCCTGGCCAAAGCTTGAACCTAGAATGCGCCTTGCAGAAAGGTTCTGCGCCAGGTCGCCAATGGCCGAACGAGCAGAGTCATTGAAACTATTTAGACGCGCACTAAGAAGATCGTTAAACCCCGGTTTGACTGTCTCATAAAGATTGCCAAACGTGTTAGCGGCCGTTTCGCCGGCGCCGGAAAGACCGCTGATAACATCATTCCTAGCCGCATTAGCGGTTACGACACCCTGCCCGCTCCCAGAACTACCGAGCAAGCCGCCGCCACTAAAAGATGGAGTTGAGGGCGTTACAAGTTCGACCTTTGGCTTGAATAAGTTGGTCATTTTTATTGCGTCCTTACCTCAAACACCGTCATCTTCTCCCCCAGGCTGTGCGACGTGCCGATCCTGTGCATGATTCCGTGCATACAGCAGGCCTCATAAAGCGGCTTGTGTTCGTCGCTGGCAAATCCGAGAACCGGAAATTCCTTCCGCAGTCTGTTGAATAGAAAAACAGTTCCCTCGATTATGTTGCGGCATGACGCCCACGGAAACCAAATGATCGATCCAATAATCATAAAAGCTGGCCCCCACTGACCAAGAACAAACCCGGTTGGAATGAATCCCTTTTGTGTTTCTGTGATAACAGTCCAGGCCGCATGAGCGTGTTGCAGAACGAATTTTTCAAATTCAAACTTGAAATCAACGGCATTAAGATTGTCCGGTAGTTTAAGTTCCGCAAGTTCGCCTTGCTTGTACGCGGCCCATGCGTATTTTACGTCATCATTCTCTATCGGGCGCACTTCAGTACGGCGTGAGAGCGTTTTGCTCAGGCGCCATTTCTTCCTGCCCTTCATTGAGACGCGGCCCGCATCCTCAGATGGACTTCATTGATGTTAAAGGTATTAACTCCGTCAACCTCAATCCTGACCTGAAAATCATTGGATTGACCTGGAACCCTGAAATACTGCCGAATCAGGCGATCCTGAAATGTTGCACCAAAATATATATTCCCGCCGAAATAGATCGTGTCACCGAAATAATTGGCTTCCGTGGCCGGGAGCGTAAGCGTAGTGCTTTTGTCAAAAGCAACACGGCCGGCATACATAATTGTAATTGTAACAACAGATTCCGTTGCCTGCTTTCTATATTTAATGTGGCCCTCTAATGTGAAAACTTCTGCATCCAATGGGGCAGAAAATAACTTGCTTGTCCATGATGTTTGAATGTTGTTAATTCCGCCATCACCAGAGTCTCCGACTCCTTCCAGCCGATAAATATTCCCGCCGGAATCACCCATGAATACACATTCAAGTCCGGTAGCCGGATCGAGCATGGAATCAACAAATGTTGGCTGAAACGCAAGCGGGTGAGCAGTTGTCCACCTCATCCAAGGACTAAGTTTCCCCGCCACCCGCTTCCCAACAGTTTGATCTACAAATTGATCTGTGGGATCGTCGCCCCGTACAAGACGGGAAGTCCTCATCGCCGTGTTAAATACCCAGACCTCAGACTCATCTTCTGGAAACATATAGACAAGATTCTTGCGGCCATTGAATACCGTTGTCCACCCGGTAAAGTCCTCCAACTGATCTGCAACAATCAGGGAAAGATCAATCGCTTCAGAATTGCCAAATGCTGCCGTATCCCTGACACTCTCAATGCGACCCTGACGCCCGTAAATAATATCGTTGCCGATGTAGGCAAGTGACTGGTTTCCCGAGGCCGCCGAGCCAAGATAGTAGTCAGAAAAAGCAAAATCCTTGGCGGTCGTCCCATCAAGCTTGAACAGACTCCCCTTTTCGGTCGAGAGAATGCGCGTACCAAAGGCCCCGACTAGCCCATTGATGGGCTTTAGATCGGGAATAACCATATAAAATGGGTCGCCGGTAGAAAGCGAGCTAGAGGGCTGGTTCGACGTATCAATCATTAAATAATTTGATTGCGCCGATCCAACCATCAGGTGAGGAAAGGAAGTGCCATGATCCTTGACGTTGGCATACAGAACGCGCTCGTTCGATACGTCAATATACTTCGCACCAAAGGAGCCGAATGCCGCACCGCTTGTATCAGTAAATGATACACTCTGAAATGTGGTCCCATCCCACTCCTTGACTACATCGTTCAAAGTCAGATCAGAAAACAGAACCTTGTCAGACAGCATCCAATTATGAGCGCGCCAGTTTCCACGAAGCTTGGACGCGCTGTTGCAGGTGCCGACAGGAGAAAAACCAGTTCCGCCATTCCATTCGCAAACGGTGCCGCCCCTCTGGAATAATGTGGAAACCGTGCCATCTGATTTTAGAAGCGAGCCGCCGCCGAGGACCGAGCCGGACCCCGGCACCGTGCCGACAAGATCAAAGGGGGCGCGAGGCCTCAGTTCTCGATTGTCAAGATCGAGAACAAAATTTTGCCCATCGGACGCCTCGCGTGCGTCAATCTCATCCTCACTCGCTCTGGTGTGCAGACCGCCGCCGAATTTCAGTTCAACAGCAACATCATTCGGCCCATACTTCTTAATCGTCATCTAGCATCTCGGATTGTAATTATCATCCGCACCGACCTGACCCAACCGGCGCAGAGCGCGCCCGAGATGATCTTTGAATAGAGCCGCATCAAACTCACCGCGCCGTTCCCGCTTCCATAACTGAAAGGCCGCCGGCAGGAACGCGCGATAGACGAAATTGTTAAAGGGAACGGTCGAGGCTGCCGCAGTCAGTTCGGTGTCTGAGTCATATTGATAGGTATATACGTTCCCGTTTTCCACGCTGGTCGGAGTCGGATAGACGTAGAGTGCGCTGTCGGTTGGACGAATAACGGCCCACATCGGAACGCCAGTATCGTCAACCTCTGGGTCAAGTTCCAACAGGTCGTCATAGGTGCCGCCAAATTGATTGATATATTGCGTATTGGTCTGGTCAATCAGCGGAAAGTGCAACCTCACAAAATTAGTCGCAAGCGTATAATTGCGCTGCCCCGTAACAAGCGTGATTGTGCTGGATGCCTGCTGCTGCGGCCTGGCCTCATCAATGGTTGAATACATTTCGTCAATTGTTTGATTGATGGCAAGAATACAAGCGTCGATGTCATGTTGACGCGCCGAATCCGTCAGGGTAGAGAGCGCGGACTGATCGCCGGCCGTCAACTCGGCCATCTTGAAAAGATCATTAACGCAGTTAAGGAGTGTTTTGGCCACTTCTCAGTTTCTCCAGTTGCGCCCTGACTTCCGCCATGCGCCAGCGCCGGTCCAACTTCACGCCAGAAGCCTTCAATTCGGCGCGCATCTCGTTGAAAGTCAGTTCCTTGGGCTTCTCGCGGCTTTTCTTCCACTCTTGCAAAGCCAAATCATCGGCATTAATTTCAACGGCTCTTTCTGCAATCTTCGGTACCTGCGATCCGTTATAATGATGGCTGGTTGGACTGGTATCACCAGATCGTGAATCCGCAAGCGCACCCACAAATCTTGGCGGTACACTTGGTGGCTGTATGCCTCTTGATTGTAGAATCTTTACAATAACTTCCTTCGGCATTTCCTCGCTAATTTCTTGGATGCCGAGTTCGGCTGCATATCTTATCAACTCAATTCGTCTGGCTCGCGCCCACGGGCCACGCGGATCGAGTAGTTTGTTGTAGTCCGGTATAATACTCATTTGTCCTCATAAAAACGGGGGGCCGAAGCCCCCCGCCAGTTTGGTTTAGATTAGTTATCCAGCCGGGTTGCACCGCTGCGAAGTGCGCGGCCCCAATTGGCGTTAAGAACGGCACCGGCATACCAAGCCTTCCACGCAATCGTAGAGATTTCGTTGAAGGGGTCGCCAGTTCCGGCCGAACCTTTCGGATGGCTGATAAGCTCCCAACCACCAGTATTGTCACCGGCACGATACACACCGTCAGTATGCCGTTTGCCAAGACCAACCGAGCCATAGGCATTCTGCCCGTAGATGACGGTCGTGTAGATGTCAATAACAGAGCCGCCCGTAGAACGAAGGTCGGCACCTGATAGAGCCGCACCAGCGTTGGCGTCTACAGACGAATCTTCCGACATGACGAACCGGATGCCACGGCCAGCGCGGCCGTAAAATCCGAACTCGCCTTCAACAAGCGCAACCTGACCGGCGTACTTCTCAACCGAATTAAAGCCGGTAATAGTCGTGATGTTGTAGGCAACGTCTGGGTGGCAAATGCCCCAATATGAACTCAGAATCGGGACGGTGCCGATATTTACGGAACCATTGCTCAACGGAGAAAAGGTCCGCGCCGAATTGCGCGTCAGGGTGTTAAGGATGAAATCCAAATCACCTATGGCGACCGCTGCGTGAACGGCACCAGTGGAAGCCACGTTCGCCGCATAAACCTGCGTGGACGAGTCTTCCATGACGTTACGCATCAGCATGTTCAATGAACGCCCGGCGGATTCACCGAGGATGTCCATGAGTTCCAGCGCCGTACCGCTGACGGAGAGAAGGTCAACTTCTTCTGTCAGGATATAGAACTGGCCATACTTTGCGACCAACGCAGTTACATCAGTGTTTGTCGGCGTGTCGGCGTTGCGGCTGTTGCCATAAGCAGCAGTCGAGATTTCCGTCAGTGCCGAAGTCGTCGGCGTCTCTTGCTCGAACCGGCGCCATTTTACAGTCGCCGTCCCGGCATTCGTCGCCATCTGTCCAGGTTGCGTACCCGCGAAATACGGGCAGACCTGTTGAGCGCGGCGCAAGAACGCCTGCTCCATCAACGCATTTACTGGATGCGGGCTATACGTGCCCGTATCAATTGCTGTCAGTGCCATTTCTCAGGGCCTCCTAAGCCCCATGACACCTAAAGACCGTATTTAGACAATTCCTGTCTGAACTCGGTATTATTCATTCCACCGTAGTTCTTTTTTGGTTCTTCGGGTGTCTTTGATGAAGTGCCCCGAACGGCAGCCGCAACGGCCAGTTTGTCCGTAGTTGCTTCAACATCAACAGGCTTGTTCTTGGCCTGCTCCGCGTCCCATTGTTTCTTCAGCGAGGCGACAAGTTTCTTCGCCGCCGAAGGATTGGACTCGCGGTTATTCCAGATGTCATTGATACCTGGATTCTGCTCTGCAACGGTCGAAAGCCAACCCCTCACCGCCCAATCTGGAACCTGGGCATCGCCCTTTAAGTTCTTGATTACTTTAGTGAGGTCGTCTCGCTCTTTCGCCGCTACATGCGAACGCTTCAGATTTTCAACTTCTTTCTGGAGTTGAAGCACCACGTCATTCTGGGGCTGGGTAGCCGCAGGTGCGGGTTGTGGTTTTACCTGGGTATCGTACTCACTGAGAAGCGAGTCGAGGTCAGGCACGTTACTCTGTGCGCTAGCTACCTCCGCTGCGGACTGCGCCGCAGGTTCGGTGGCGGGTGCCACAGCTTGCGTATTTTCTTCGCTCATTTAGTCTCCTGTTGCGAAGTGGATTTGCCGGTCAAGGCGGCGATCCACTGATCGTGTTGCGCCACCTGACCGGATTGGTAGATAAACCGGGAACGCGCCGTTTCCGGCTTCTCGGCATCACTAACTCTGAATGTCGTAATCGTCGGACGCTCAACAAGCGCAAGCAGTTCCGAAAACCCCTCATGCTGCCTGATGTGGACAAGCAGGGAAGCCAGAACGTGACTCATTGCGGCTGTTGCAGCGCCAGATTTTGTAGTGCCGCGACCGCCGGTCCTGGTCCGACCTGCGCTCCGGCAAGGCTCGTTTCGCCCTGCCTGATCGCATCAAGATCGCTCCAGCCGGACTCGCGAAGCACTTGGTCAATCGCCTTGTTGTAATCAATCCGCATCGGTTTGCCGGTCTGGGCGTTGATCGCATCAAGTTTGGAGGCCAGAAGCAATCCATTGACCTTGTTCTGGAGCTTCTGGTTCTCATCCTGCGGGCCACCGGCGCCGAGCCACTCAAAGACCGCCTGCTCCGGCAATTGCTCCTTCGAGACTTCGACAAACCCGCCGTAGGAGGCAATGAAGAAACTGATTTTGTCCTTGCCGATGCTGTCGCGGCCCATCTGATAGGCCATGTCCAGCCACTTAAGCATCGGTCCCTGGCCCGAGGCGTTGACATAGTTCACGGTGCGAACCGCGCCGCGCTGCAACTCCGCATCCTTAGCAAAGGCTGTCGTGTGACTGATTGTCTGGGCGCCAAGCCGGGCCGGCAAAACCCCGACCAGATCAGCATAGAGGCTAATGGCGTTTGTCATTATTGCGCCCATCGTGGACGGGTCGCCACCTAGTTCTGTAAAGACCTTGAGACTTGCCGGATCGTTACTACCCCATTTCGCATAGGGATGAATCTTCGGGCCGCCCTGTGCCGCAAGAACCGGATCGGACCTGTCCCACCCAACTGGCGCAGCAATCTTCAATGCCCCACTATCAATCATCCTGTTTGCGGCTTCCGTCGCCAGAATTTGCAACGGACGACCTTTCATTAGCGGGCTTGTCGAATAGGCGTCATTTGCCGATTCGTACTGATATGGAAACAGCATGTAGCTTGAGAACGGATATTTCCTGAAGCGGAAGCGAACTACTGCCCTTGTAGCATTGCCACCGCCGTCCTTGCCGCCGAGCGCAACCGTTACAACGGCACCGGGAATAACAATGCTCCTAACCGTCTTGCGAGGGACAATAATATCGCCCTCCATTTCAAGAAGTTGGACATAGCCATTATCGTCGGCCTCGATCTTCTTGATCGCACCAGCCATCCAACCGCCATCTTCATCGTCGGGATCGGATGAACCCCGACTGGCCGCAAGTGCCAGATTTTCGTATCGTATGTTGTCAACCCAGATATGAGCCGGCCCGAGAACATGAGACGAATGAATGGACGGCCGCATGTCGTCCAGGTAGAGATTCTTGATGGAGCAGGGAACCAGAACTGGAATTTTCTGTGTTTCCTTCCTGCGCCCACGTGCCTCGTCAATATAGACGTTCTTTGTCTCCATGCGCCCGCGACCGACGCCCATCCCGTACTTGAAGCCCTCTGCGTTGATGCGATCCATGCGGGAGGGAAAATCGGTCTGCGCGAACTGGTGAAGAACAAAGCCCTCAACCAGCTTGTCAATGTTGTCCTGCGTCATAAGCGACGGGACTTCCGTCTGGTCGCCAAGGATAAGTGATTGCAATTCGACGGTTTGCAGGTAGTCGTCTGTCATCGCACCATGTGCACGAAAGAACAGCCCGGTATCCGGGAACATCAGCCTCCGTGCATCGGCCTTCAGAACCTCCAGGGCTTGCGCCTGAAGCGGTAACTCGACTTCCGACATCCAGTTTTTGTCTAGGTCGGGCTTTCCATTGGCCAACTTCTTATAGGAGACATCAGGCTCCATCGCGATCTGACGGTCAATGTCGGCCCAGATGCGCTCAAGACTGTTCCGATCCCGCTTGCGCTTGTTGTATTCATCAATGACAAATTCAGCGATGTAGTCCCAATCGCGCGCGTCAAACCTTCGCTTGGGAGAGACGGAAGCATCTTGCGTATCGACTGTCTTAACGTCAGATTGCGATGCCATCAATGCGCCCTTTTAAGCCTTTTCAACGCCGCCTTCGCATCCTTGCGGGCGGCATTCACGCGGGCCTCGCGTCTGAACTCAGACAAATTCATAAACATTGGTCGTCCGATATGGAGTTTGACCGTTGATCCAACGTCCTTGCCAAGCCACCAGAACGTGACGAACATGCCGGCTGGAAATTCTCCTGGCTCGACACCAAATCGCTGCCACTGAAAATGCGGGGCGGAAGAAAACCCGTCCCCGATAAAAAGCTCATAGTTCCCCGCCCGCTCACGCGGCAACAAATCGAGGCCGGCCCTCTTGAAACTTTCTTCCAGCTTTTCTCTCGACGTAATAATGGATTTCATAACCTGCTTGTCACTATCGGAGCAGAGGCCACGCTGCGTTGTGGTGTTATTTCGCCCTGCGTAACCGCATATCTCAGCATCATCACCGCGTAGAATGTTGCCTTAAGAATATCGTCACGCCTAGCGACAATCTTTGATCCGCCGTCATTCGTTTCTTTTGTGTGGTAAGAACGCTTTTCCTCAAACCATTCAGATAAATTTGAGAATACTTTGAACTTTCCAGTTCTCATTCTGTCGCGAATTTTGTCGATTATCGGCCACTGATCCTGTCCGCCGCCCTTTTCCCTGTCCTCGCCCTTGGCTTTTGCGTAGCGAGCCGACTTGCCGAGCATATTAACGCCATATTCGATATAAGCATCCTTGATCTTGCTGCCGCCGCTCTTTTCCGTGTTCAATCCGTCATGCGGCCATGCAACAGGAATCCACCTGTTGGACTTGTTGAACCAAGCGGCATGATAGGGGGCTAATTGTTCTTTCTCTTTGTAGCAATCAATAACGTAAACAATATCCTGATCGCGGTCGTAAGCAATTTCGGCGCCGGCCGCTGCATGTTCATAACCAAAATCGCAGCCCTTAATCCTTGCAAAATGATCCGGGATCGGAAACGGGTCACAAGAAATGCGATCATCAGAAATTGGAAAGATGGCACCCCTGCCCATCATGGGAATGCCCTGAGTACGGGCCGCGACCTCATGAGTGCGATAAGATGCTGCCCTCTCCTTTTTATCAACGTCACTCATATGCGGTGCGTCGTCCCAGGTGGCCCCCTTAACAAAAATCCTATGAGCAATCTCCTTCGGTGGTGACATAAAATGATCTACTAAGTCAGTCATACCGAGCAGAGGCGTAAACGTCACAAGAATCACACCATGCGATGTAATCGTTCGAGTTTGCGCCTCAGAGAAAATCTTATAATCATCCGGTTCTTCGTCCAGCCACACCACATGCGGAGCCGTGCCCTGCCATTTCTGCCAACCCATCTCGTAGGTTTTCAGAGTGCAGACAGAAACGCCGCCGGACCTGTGCTTGACCTTGAACGACTCAACTACGTTTTTGACGCCAGCCTGCCGCGTCTGGGGCTGGCCGATGATCTTCGCGCGCGGGACCATGCCTGTTCCTAAGCCGGCCCCCAGATCGCCAATCAATTCTGCCTGTACAATATCCCGCGATGTTTCATTCGTCGGAGAACCAGACCAAACCAACACTGGATAATCGAAACGCTTACCATTCCACCAATCGGGATAGTCTCCCGTCAGATGATAGGCCGACTCGGCTGCCGCACAGCGCGTCTTGCCGACGCGGTTGGCCGCCATCAACATCCGTTCGGGGTTATCTTTCCCGGCGTTGTGAAATTCTAGTTGCCACGGATATGGCTGATAGACAGCCAGACGATTTTCCCTAATACCGCGCCGATAAATGTCAGTTAGTGAGGCAAGCCTTGCTGCGTCAGACATTCGCCCATTTGCGCTCAAAAAGCTCTTTATTGCTACCACCATGCCACTTGGACGGAAGGCAGGCTATATGCTCAGTCACGCAATCATCCATGATTTCAAACTGTGTCTTGGCCATCCATAACCTCCACAGAAAATCGTTGTCCTCGTAGCCCTGCCCGTTGCGGTATTCTTCCGAGAAACCACCGACTTCCTCATAGAGCGAGCGCGGCAACATGGAGCAGAAATGAAATCCCGCCCCCTCCGGCCGACGTGCCCTGCCAACCTTCATATCCGGTGGCTCGCTCGTTGAATGGCAGTACCACCAGGAGCCGCCCCAGCAGGCAGCCGCAACGTAGGCCCTGCCTAATCCGTCAAGTCGAGCCTTCATACGCTGAAGGATCGGCTCCCTGTGCAACACTTCTGGATTAGTCAGAACAATCGTATCGCCGCGCGCCTCCGCAACGCCCCTATTGAAACAGACACAAGGATTAAGCGCATGATCCTTTGCCGGAAGCCTGATGATGCGGACAAACTTGTGATCTGATTGCGCCGGCTCCGGGGAGCCATCGTCAACTACGATAACTTCAATGTTATCGTAGAAATCCGCGTAGCGGTTCAGGTTCTTCTTAAGAATTGACTGCCTTCGCCAGTATGGCATCACCACGGAGATCATATTTTTGCGGGTTTTCCTCGACAGCCTTGGCAATAATCCCATTGCAGACAGAAACCCAATCAAGACTTACATAACCACGCGGCCCCGTTGCGGATGGAAGATCATAGCCAACTTTTACTAACGGGTAATCGCGTTTAGTAAACGATGATAGCCGCAGGTAGAAATCGAAGTCCTCGCCGGCATCCAGCGCCTCATCGAACCTCAGCCGGCGAGCTACATCGGCCCTGCAAAAGAACCCCATGCTCAGTGTCCCGCGCGAACCGTAAAGCGCAATGTCACGCCACCCGCAGGGATGGATGTTGCGCGCCCTTACCTTCGAGTCGAGACAAACGCTGCCGAACGTAGCTTCGGTGTTTGTATCAATACATGATACATCGCAACACATCCTGTCGTCGGCATCCAGAAAGAACAGCCATTCCGCCGAGGTCAAATCCGCGCCCCGGTTTCTGGCGGCCGAGCGCCCCAATGCGCCACCAGTATCATCTACAACAATACATTCCAGCCAAGGAGGAACGCTCTTTATCGCGGTTCGTGATATTTCCTCATGCCCCGGACCAATCGGAATAATTACTGCGGCTCGAATATCAGTTTGACTTCCGCGTATGGCTCGCTCAGTCCACAGCGGGACCATTGCACAAGTTTCCAATGGTTCTGTTCTGAAATACAACGCATTTCCTCAACATTGATATGATACTTGTGGTCCCCGAACAGGGGTCCGCCGTTATCCGCCGATGGCCCCACCAGGATCATGCGCCTGCGGGTCGCCCTCGCCATGTTGGCAAACAGCGCCGATAGGTATTTAGGCTCCGTATGATGCAGGATAGCCGTGGAGATAAGAACGTCGCACTCTGGCAGTTCGTCTTTGACGGCGTCAAGATTTAACCCCGGACGAGCCTCATCCCGGTCAACAAAGATATAGTCCCGACAGTCGATAATCTGGCGGCCGAGAACGCCGCGGTCGTGGCGAACACAGACCTCCATGACGACATCCGAAGTGTCAACTAATGGCTTACAACCTTTATAAACCTCCACAAGATAGCCAGCATAATGAGCCGGGTCGGCAAAGTGTAGCAATCCCTTCCTGCGCCAGAGAACTACCGTGCGGTGGGTCAGCGGCGAGGCTGTCTCCGCGACTTTGATGAAGTGCCTTTCGTGCGCTTCGTCCCGCTTGGATTTGGTGAAGGCCGGCTGCTTCTTGTCGGGTATGCAGCGCCGCGAGTCCCTGTTCGTTGCTTCAAATAATCCCTCCGTAAGTACCAAACCGCTACTAAGTTCCGCCAGAAGGTCCACATATTTCCATCCCCATTGCGCGTATGGATAGTGCGGGCCGTTGCCGATAAAGATTTTATCGAACGGCTTGGCGAACATGACCTCGCCAAAAGCACACCTGATAAAAGTGCCATCCGGCCTGAGTGTAAGGCAAAGCCTTACATATTCTTCATTCGTATCAATGCCGGTAACTTCCCCCTTATGCAGCAGGGAAAAGAAGCCCTTGTTGCACCCGACATCAAGCAAATTGCCACTGTCAAAGAACCCAGGAGCAATTTCGTTGAAAACGTCCAGGCGCCTCCTAAGATCGCCGGTAGGTATCAGTCCATCAAGCTGGTATGTATGGGTCGGCGGGTAGGCAATCCCGTCGATCCATTGTTGCAATATCGAATTGCGTTCCGGCCCAGATGCCGTAATAAACGGTGCCGTTGTAGATGGCTGGATTGGCTCCATTACAGAGGTATTTCACTTTCTTCCCATCGTGATCTGCGCTGTAAAGCGCCCACCCGGAAGGTGCCGCCTGACATTCCCGGCGCGCCTCGAAAATCAGTCCGAGGTCATCCACAAAGGCATTGCCAAGTTCTGCTACGTCGCCCCAATGATCTATCAATACCCGCCCGTTTTTATATAACTTGGCGTGCGGGGCGTTGTCTGTGTAGTAACAATCAGTCCCGAACATAAATGGCTGATGGGGACCGCTACCACCCTCGGAATAAACAATCATTCCGTTATGATAGTGCCCCAACCGCAGCCACGATCCGGTTTCCCTTACAATCGGCTCATATAGCGTTAAACCTTCATCAAAGATGTATCCGACATCCAGAATGAAGTTTAGCGCCCGGTAATGCTTCCCGGCCGAAACAAGCGCCCTACTGTCCGAGTAGGGCACAAAATCCTCAATCACGCACGGTCCATAGTTCGGCATGGTCAAGGTGTTTAACTTGTACCGCGCCATCAAACGAACCGGCCCTCCATCTGTTCTGCCAGATCGGCTCCGTCAGATCGGCTTTGACACGCATAATCAGGTTTTGCCGGCCGTTTGGAACCATATGCCATCCGACAAGAAGTTCTTTCACGACCCTGCGGGCCTCCGCATAAATCCGCTGCGCCGTCTCCAGTGTCGGCACATGTTCAAGAACCGCAACCATCAATCCGACTTCGTGACTCTTGTTCTCCTGTGTCGCAAGGAAATCAAGAATGCCGGAGACAATGAACTTATGTCTCGGATTATCGCGTTTGGCGATATTGACCAGTTCCTCTGAGCAATCGACCCCAAGATATTTGTCGGGGTCGTACAACTCGGCAATCCTGATTCCCTTGCCGCATCCGAGGTCTAATAACTGGCGGCCAGCCACAACCGATGCCACCAAGTCCCGCATCGGATGCGTACTGACCGCCATGAAGCGTTCGGCTTCTTCCGGGGTAATCCGCCGAAAGAACTCCGCCGCCTCATCCGTATATGGCTGCAAAGCCTTCCTTGCCTTCTATGATCTTCCAGCCGTCAAAATCATCCGGTGTCCACCCGGAACGATGCGTCTGCCACTCAACTTGTCCGAGGCCCCACTTGTCCTCGTCCTGTGGCACAAACCCGTTCGGGGTGTAGATCATAACCCTGTCAGAACGCATCATGGCACATCCGATGGCACTGTTGGCGTCCTCGCGCTCCATATGCTCGATAACATCAAGCATCAGGATCATGTCGGCGTATGGCGCCGAGTAAATCCCGTCAGCTGCCTCTGTCTCGATTACTTCATAACCATTATCGCGGAGTATTTCCGCATATACATGACACGGCTCGACACAGATATGCCTCCTGGCATTGACCCATGTCGCCGGCCTTATGCCAGCTCCTATATCAACAATAAGCTTCGGGCTTCCTATGTGACCCTCAAGCCCCGCAAGGTCTGGAACCAATGTGTGCTTATACAAAGCCAACATGCTTGGGTGCCTTCTCAAGCATGAAATTAATGACACGATTTTTGTCGTTAAACTGACAATGATGACATTTGCTGGCATCAAAATCGTAACGGCGGTGCGACTTGATCCAATCCTTGAACGACTGTCTGCTCAAATCGCCAATCTGGCCATGCGTCGTGTAGGCGTTAGTGCAGCAGGTGTAGACTTTCTGATCGCCGCCGATGTAGAGAACAAACTGCTGCTCACCACAAAAAGAATAATCGGGCTTTCCTAAAACCAAGTCCTCAATGCGGTTGCCAAAAAAATCAACCACCTTAAAAGAATCAGTCGCAAGCGCCGCAGCCAGTTCCCTCTGCTCGCGTATATTGTCAAGAATGTCGTCATAATAGCGCGCCCCGAACTCGGAGAACATCGCACTGATACGCACATATGGGATGCCGGCATCCCTGACCAGTTTGCAAGCATCCACCAGTTCGCTGTAGTTCTCGCGTGTAACCACAAATCCAATACCAACAAGCGGCTTCTCGAAAGTGGCTGCCAATTTGATATTGGCGATGACTTTCGGCCATTGCTTCGAGGCCCTGATCCGCCGATACGTTTCCGGCGTCCCCGCATCAAGGCTGACACGCAGCCAGTCAAGCCCGCGAAAAACCCCATCATCCCTCAATTTAACGGCATTGGTGACAAGGCCGGTCTGTAGCCCAAGCTGTTGAGCCTTACCGATAATCTCAATGTGATCTGGGTGAACGGTCGGCTCACCCCCACCAGTGAACTCGATTGACGTTACGCCAAGCTCCGCACAATCATTAAGGATTTCAATTGCCTTGGCTGTCGGAATAAACCTGACCGGATTCCTGTTTCCTTCCTCATCGGCAAACTTCTCGGTGGAAAAGCCGCCACTCATCCGATAAGCGCAGAAATGACAATCCTGATTACACAAATCAGAAATAATCAACTGCACATGCGTTGGTACAATGTCTTTTCCTTCCCGAAGCGCCGCAATCTTCTCGATATGCCATGCGGCCTTCAACGATGAAAAGACGTTCATAAAATCCAGTTCACATCCCTGGGGCGCGGCTTACCGTGAAAACAGACTACGCTTGCGTCCGGTTGTGGTGCTTTCTTCCAATGCACCTTGTAACTCACGATCTTACCGGGCAGTTCTTCCTGCCAGCGCGCGGCCCTATGTTTCCAGAACTGGCTCAAAAATCCACCGTCGCCATTCCCGCCATGCTTCCTGATATGAAATTCAGGATCGGCTATCCAGCTTCGCCAAATCTGGTCCCTGTCGGACTCCGGCACAAACATGACACCGGACGCCATGTAGTTTGGCCTTGGCAAATTAAAGTCGGCAAGAACGGTGAGCCTTCCGATAAACAGGCTATCGATATTGCCTCGTACAACCGTGTCTAAATCCAGATAAAGAAAATCCCCCGTCACCGAGGGATCGAATATCGCCATCTTGGCCCACCAACGCGGCCAGGGAGGTTCCTCAATTACATCCAGTTCAAAATTGGAACAGTACAGGTCTAGGCTGTCCGTCAGCCTGTCAACATAATCAAAATCGTAATCCTGCGAACGCTTGAGAACGAGAACAATCTTACGGGCCACCAAGCCATTCCTTCGTTCGGCCTGACATTGACCTAACTTTCTTATCGAACGCCAAGTCTATGGCTCGCCTCCAGTGGTGGTCCCTGTCGTCCATCTTGCTTCCTGCGGCTTCGCTTGAGGCAAACTTTGTCTTGCGCCAGTGCGGTTCGCCGTTGTGCGGGCCGTCATCAAGAGGTAGGCCGCAAAGAACGATGCGGTCATAACCAAGACCAACGCCCACAAGCACCGCACCAAGACCAGAAGTACCATGTCCACCCCACGGCCAGCGATGGTCCGCGCCCACGTTACAAGAGTGCGTAATCCATGAAGGCGAAAACTCGCGAGTATATTCATCGCGCCTCGCCGCAATCGAAGCATTGATGACGCGCGGAAGGTTGGAGTACCAGTGATTGATCCAGCCGGGGAAAGTCTCCCCAAGCTTGTTCACCACCATTATGTCCCAACCATCCTTCCTGACCCGGCCCATGTGGCTATCGTCACGCGCACCGAACAGTTCCAGATCAATCCAGACACATTGCGCGTCACCGCAGACGATAAGGTTTTTCCCCCTGTATGTTCCGGCAATTCTCGGCAGCGGAAAAGAAAACCCGCCATAACCCGTCATCAGGTCTTTAAGCCCCATACGGGTAGTTGCCCCAATGCTTGAGGCGCACCATCGGGTGCATCATCACCTTAAAACCCGCTTCCCTGGCGATACGACAGAAATGGTAGTCCTCGCTCTCAAGTCCGCCGTTATGGATCGGGGTCATATAGAGGCCGGGCACCATGCCATTCGGCCCCTCGTAGTGTTCTACCTTTCTAGCCAGAGTTTCTACCACCTCTCGCTTGATGCACATAAAGCCAGTCCCAGCCAGATCAACCTCAATCGGGTCGTCACCGTACTGGTCAAGATTGTGAACCAGCGCACCATCCTTCCATGCGGCAAAATACTGCTTGTCAGGTTTCTTCATTGCATAGACGCCAACACCAATATCGGCATCCATGTTCCAGACTTTCGCTATGTCGTCTGGAGTAAATTCAATGTCGGAATCTATCCAGAACTGATGCGAATAGCCCGTATTGAGAAACGAAGCCGTCATCTCGTTTCTGGCCCGGTTTATCAGGCTCTCGTTCCAGCTAATTAGCCAGTCGTGATCTATCTTCTCTGCCGCAAGAACGCTTGTCAGGGTAATACATGATCTAAGATAGGCCGGCTGGACATTCCCAACGTAGCATGGCGTGGAAAATACCGGACCTATTGCAACCATGACTTCGGAATGGTTAGCCGCTTGACCAATTTAGCCGGCTGGCTCTTTGTCGCCGTAGCCCTTTCCTTGGTATCCGGCTTAGGAATATTCCACTCGGTAACTTTCTTCTTCAAACTTGACAGTGGCCCCTTATCTATCATCAAACAATTCACCGGATGTAAGCTGTAGTTAGTCGTAGCAATTGCATTATCTGGGACTGGCGCACTTGCGGCCAGAATCAAATCCCCCAAGAAAGAGCCGGAGCCATCGAGATTGGCGAGTGCTGCCAAAATCCCATTTAGATTTGCCGACAAATTTCCGCTGCCCGCAAATATCGCCTCTGCCATTATCGGGGCGCGAGACGATGCGTCTCCAGATAATCCGCCAACACCAGCAAACTGAGCAGCCGCCGCCAAATTCAATAGCGCCGAAACAGACAGACCGCCAGAACCGGAAAGATTGGCCTCTATCTGATACGCAAGTTTAGAAAGACTACCAGATAGATTCCCAGAGCCAGCCAACGTGGCTGCACTAATTTCGATTAGTCGCGCACTTGCAGAAAGCGCGCCAGCCCCAGGCAGGGTCGCTGCGGCAACCTCAGTTAACAGACCACGTCCAGACAATCCCCCATCCGAAATAGTGCCGCCCGATCCACCGCGTACCGTCATATCAGCTTAACGTGATCTTGAGCGCACCCGCCGCGAACGCCGGGTTATCGGCCGACTTGCAGCCTACGTTTGCCGACCACGTTCCCCATGCCAGTCGCGTTCCGCCGACAGACCTATCATATAAATTCCACCCAACCGCAGTAGCGGCCGCCGTTGCGGTTCCCGTAACCGCATTCAAATTGGTGGCACTCATCTGCGGGCTGTTCGCAGCCGCAAACGTCACCGTCATGCGAGGGCTGAACGGACCATCAAACGCAGAGGCCGATGTTGGCGAAGCAGTAGCCCACTGAACCCATCTTTGCGTCGGTGCCGATGGGGGTGTTGCACCGCCCAAGGCCCAATCGAGAAGCGCCTTCTCGGTATAGGGATCGAGCGGCATTGCTTCAGCTCAAAGTGATAATCAACGCACCCGCCGAGAAGGCCAATACGTCCCCCGGAATAAAGGTTCTGTTGGTCAGAAGCGTACCATACCAGAGCATGTTGCTGGATGCCACCGGACTGCCATCCCAGACATGGACGCCGATTACAGAGCCGTTGGACGAAAATGGACCATATGACATCGCCGCGGTATTTGAGGCACTTCCCGCTGGAGAGGCGGCCGCCCCAAACAAAGCAGTAAGGCGCGAATAGCCCGTAAGCGTTCCCATCTCCGAACCGGAGACACTTGTGGGTGTACCGACAGCAAGCCCCACCCATCTGTTTGATGGCTGTGTAGCGGAGGCCCCGCCAAGGCACCAGTCAAGGTATGCCTTGGCGAGATAAGCAGAGACGTTAGCCATTCTCTATTTCCCTCATAAGAGAATTAAACTCAGGGTGTCCTTGAAATGCCCTGAAGATGTAACTCTTGGTAATGTATTTTGATTTCAGCGCAATCTTAGTGCGCTCGATCAATCCCGGCCTGTCAAGCACGGACCACCAGTTGAACATCGCATGAAAGCCAAAATGCTTCGTTGGCGGGGCCGTGTTCGGGTGACCCGGAGGACCGCAGCCCTCATAGGAAAAATCACGGGCAATCCACTCCGGCGCCCATACAAAGCCAGCCCCCTCTAGGCCCGCGCGATACTTGCGACAGAGCAAATCGTCATCTACCGCAGTATCACACGGATACTTTTGCCGCCTGTCGGCTATGTATCTACTCAGCGCCGTCGAGCGCAGACAGAACCCGCCATTTCCTACGTTCTTGCCGTCCTCATACCACCACGGCGCACCAACATAGTCGTACTTCAGAAACTCATCGCGCCACATTTCCGGCTGCCACACCCAGCTATCCCACTGGATATTGAGCGTGTTGGCGGTTTTCAGAAGCGGCGGAACATCAAACCACCAGGACCGCGACCAGCCAACCTTCTCCGGCCAGTCTTGTACAGTAATAATGCGCGGATCGCAAAAATAAGTCAGCGAGAAGAAATCAAGCGGGCGGTCGGTAAGAACCAGAACGTCCCCGAACTCAACCCTCCTGACGCAATCCTCGACGGCAAGCCTCGCCAGCTCATGTTCGCGCGTTTCGACACAGACAAGAGTTACATCTGGGAGTTTTAGAGTACCCAATCAATCACCAATTTCTCTGGTATCGGCTTGTCCCCATCGGCCGGTACGAAATTAAGTTGCCATCCGGTCAGAACCAGGGCGTGATAACCGTGCGCCCTTACCCATTCCACAACCGGACTCTTGAAATCCACATGGTCCGGGTCCATCACAACCTTGACGCCGCCATTAAGTTCCACTGCATAGGCACGAACCACGTCTGGCCGCATGTCCTCCGGCATTTCCTCATTGGTTTTCCAGAGGCAGTTGAAATTCTTGCACGCAGAGGGGCGCGTCTCGTAGATTCCGCACCCGTCCTTGCCGATGGTGCAATGATGGCACCATTTTCTCGCCGGCTTGAAATTCTCGATCTTCTCCAGCTTACAGCAAAGATTACATTCGCCGCAGGAACGCACTGGCTCTCTCCAGTATTGTCTCGACAGAAATATCACTCATGCAGGCTGAGGCATGTCCATCCTTATTAGGGGTGCAGGTTGAAATATCATTATGCAGCCGATGACACGGCCAGCATGGCACCCGGTTGCGGTCCGCATGAAACGTTGTCGTATTGACCCAATGCTTCGTAATGTTTTCCGCGCTCGCGTGTGACACCATCACGATCTTTGGCATCGGCTCCATTGCACAGGCCCACGCCGCTCCCGTGTCCGGCGTTATAACAAGGTCCGAGGCGAGTAACTGAGCCAGGCTTCTCCTGATGGGCCAGTCCTGATGACCACCGGGGTCGGCCCCCTCGGGCGTTAGTGCAAGATGCAGCCCATCGTGAGAGCCGTTTTGCCGCTCAATATGCCCCATGATTTGTTTGGCATATTCAAACTGCTTGCCGCCATTGCCGGTCATCACGACAGGAATATTCAGTTCTTTGATAATCCTGCCAATAGCCATACCAGCATAAGGATAAATCTTGTCTATTCTGGAGCCAGATATGACCCAGGTGACGTACCTCTCCCCGATCTTCTTCTTGAGCTTCAGCGCGCGGGCGCGTTCCTCATCGGTCGGAAAGAACAGCGGCCCGAAATCATGAGCAACGCCTACAATATCGTGGACCGTTTCAAGATAGCTGCCCCCAAAGAGTTTTCTGCGATACTCAGGTCGCCACCAAAACGATGTTTCTGAGGCCCAGACCGCGTGAAGCTTTTCACAGGAATGGCTCAGATTTACTAGCAGATCATATTCACCCGAGCGTTGGGCAAACCATTTCTGCCAGTCGCCACCCGAAGGAATGTCCCCCTCTTTCTTGACGGATAGCTTATCGATGAACGGATTATTGAGATAAACAACGTGGCATGGCTCGCCAGTTATGACCTCAACTGCATAGCCAAGGCGCTTTAACGGTCTTAGTACCGACGCCGCTATTAGATTATCCCCGATTCCCCCCAGACGGCAGATCGCTGCCCATCGCATCATCCGACGATTTTTCCGTTCCTTATGATGTGGACTTTGGTTTCATCAATAACCAGGCGGCCAAGGCCGCCAAGTTCGTTGGCAGAATTGTTGCGGACAAGATTGAAGTGGATCGTTGACTTGTTTTCCCTGTCGTATTGCCAGCCCTGGTCCTCAAGAGCTTTTAGCTTCTGCGGCAATTCATCATCTAGATCGAATTGGAAATATCCCCTTTCCATTATTCGTCCGCCTTCTTATCCGCCTCTTTCTTCTGTACTTCCTCCAGTTTGCTCGCTAGCAACGCAATCTGGAAATGCAGATCGCCAATAAGAATCTTCAGTCTATCCTCTGGGGTCATTAGCTCCAGTTTCCTTGTGTTACGTCTGTCGCGGCCCCCATTCTCCAGCACATGAAGTATGAACCTATCTTCACGGCCGGCGTGACCCCACCGGTAATCAGGTCAACGGACGGAATAATAGTCCCCGCACCAGTGACCTCGAAAGAACCCTTCCACATGACCGCCATCGCTGTAGCGGTTGTAGCCGTAACAACACTATTGTTTGCAGCCGGAGCATCGTTGGTAACAGACCACGATGCACCAGAGGCCGCACCGGCCGTTGCCTGCGCTCCATCAATGCCGATAACAACCTGAATTGTATTGGTAACCGTTGCTCCACCAGCACCGATTATTGATAGTGCAGCATTGCCGGACGTTGCCGACATTGTATCAATACCGACAACGCACTCAAAAATATAAGACCCAACCGGAAGCGTTAGCGCCCCGGATGCCGACGCATTGAAAATCTTTTGCAGCGAAGTGCTGTCAGATAATGTGTTATCGGCATGAAGCCGTGTAATCGCAACAGTGGGAATAATTCTACGGTCGCTTGCATCCGGCGAGAAAAACAATGCCTGTCCGTCAAACTCCACCGCACCGTCAACTGCAGTTGTGGTGTTTGTCCCCGCCTGCAATTGCAGCGGTGCAAATCCAGTCGTACCGGCAGCAAGCTTGATGCTACCGCCGGCAACCGTAAGTAGGTCTGTGCTGTGTGTAAGGCTAACGTCATTATTGAAAACAATCTGACCGCCAGATGCAATAAAGGCGTCTGACCATTGCAGACTGGTCGAGCCAAGCGCCGTCCCATCATCGGCGCCAGGAGAAAATACCGATCCTGATAGTCTCGCCTTCTCAGTGTTGTTAGTATAAAATTTTAGTGGCAGATTAAACTGGGAGCCTAACAGAAGTTGCGCGCCGTCGGCATAGAGAAATAAAGCAGTATTACCTCCAACATTGAGTTCTATTTGAGATGAGCTGGAATTATCTAATGAAAGAGTCGACTGTGTCCCCGCTACATTGTCATAAAGGTACATCCTTGTATTATATCCGCCACCATTTATCTGGCTTTTAAAATACAGCCGTGTTGATGGGTTCGCCGCGCCCTGCAGCGGCTCGTTTTCAATAATCCAATCGACGGTCTGCGATGCTGACGTGGCGTCGGTTTTCCAGCCCTGCCCGGTTAATCTCAATCGCGGGCTATAACTCTGATTGCCTACTGTTGCTGCAGTATCGTTTGTAAGAGTAAGGCCGTCTCCTGATGTTGCCGCGGCGAGAGAGATTGGTATTTTGATCCCAGATGTTGGTAGTATTGATGCAAGCAATGTTACAGCAGAGGCGCCAGTCTGCTGATAGAAATTAAACGAAACCAAGGATGCGGTATTTGAGTTGATAAAATCAACTTCCGACGAACCACCGCTTTTATTTGACCCTATGGCCAATCCGCTATTCGTGCTCGGAAACTGGCCATCCAAATTTGAAGAAAAATATCCCGCCACGCCACCGCTACCGGTTCCAAATGTTGACCCCACTGAGGTCGCCGCGAATGAAGTGCCTGTAATGGTGGATGAGGATACAATGGTTGATGATGCCGTGATGCTTGTGACTGTTTCATTCCCGGCGTTGTCGATATACCAGAGTTCGGTCATTGCAGGCCAAGCTGTAGGCGTAGCAAAGCCCCAGAACGAGTATGGATGAGTGGGAGACACATTGTTGGCGTCGATGCCAACACGCACGCCATAATCCTCCGCCGATGTAATCAGTATCCCCGTGGCAAAGGATGTCTGGCCTGTATTGGTTATATGCAGGCCGGCTCTGGGATTTACGACTATATAGCCGGAATGAACTCCAGATTGCGTTCCCGATGTGTCTATCGCGGTTCCTGCAGGCCTGGGGGCGATTCTAAAAGTATCCGAGGTTAGACCGGCAGCCAGCACATAATAAGTTTCGTAAGTCGAGATTCCTGTCGGGACTGATCCTGTTGATGAAAAGAAAACAGCATCCCCGGCCGATAATCCGTGGCCGGTCCATGTTATTACAGCCGGGCTTGCAATACTTATGGTGACAGTTGCCGTTGCGGTTGGGGTATTTTCTGCCGTGGCGCGAAACCCGTCCACCTGGCCGGTGGATGACATATTCCCGCGAATGAGTCCCCAAATAGCCGGCCCGACAGGAGAGGCAACAGACGAATCATTGTTGATATAACCAAGAATCCCGACTGCATCCAACCCATCGCGCATAACCAGCGTGCCAGCCGAAATGGCTGACGGGGCGCCCGCCGCGGGCGCCGTAGCGGAGGCGGTCATTTGTACGGATAACCCAGCCCCATTCAGGGTGGATGCACTCGTAGTCGTGTAGTCGAGATGCCAAACCGCCGGCGCAGATAGTGTATCAGGCCACGCAAAGGCCGGAAAAGAATAGGTGCCAGCCGTATCAATTACGGTTGTATCAATCCCGCTGGGATTAAGAAGCAAAGAACTACCATTAAACGTAGCAACGTCAACCGCCTTGGAGACGCCACCCTGAACAATGTAAAGCAAATCCTCATCCGACACGGATGTGGCCGTGTTCGCCGGAATCTGCGATAGTTCTGTAAGCGTCTTATCGGTCATGAACCACGGCACCAATCTTCAAATGGATCGCAAATACGCAGCGGGGAAATGCTGTTTATGAACGGTTCGAGCAAAAGGGCGACCGGGGTGGCGTTCGGTTCGCCAGTGCCGACAATAAGCAGAACGAAGTCGTCCTCCAGAGCCAGCCGGGGGGCTGGCACCGAAGTCGCGAAGGGACCAGCCATCAGTGCCAGCGGCTCTTGCCGCCGTGATAGTTCGGGCCGCCAGGCGCCGCGCCCTTGCGCCGCGCAATCGCGCCGATAACCCCACCGGGAACGCCACGGTCCTTCAATTGCTGCGCCCGCCCGCCATAGCCAAGCTTGTTGGACTTGCCCTTGTAGGTGCCGGTCTTTTTCGTGTCAGCCATTGAGTTTCTTCCTCGCACGGTATGACCGCATGTTCGCCGCCACCTGGGCACGGCGCTTGACGGGATCGCGATACAGATAAGTTGCGGTCGTGTGGGTCTGCTGCGGCACTTCCCTCGGTCGGCAATTGTGAACACGACCAACCAGTGCGTAGCTCGCACCACACTGCGGACAGTTATCCATAGCGTTATCCAGTTATGGGGCTGCGTTATCCATAGCGTTTGAAGTGGCCGTGGGTCAGATGGGGGATAGACTTTATTATTGTAGGACGAAGGGGGGCCGCCACCCCTCGCCAGGGCCGCGGCGGAGCAAAATGTGAATAATAGATGGCCAAAAACTACTGTGTCTTACATTCCTTTACGCCAATGTCACCAACGGCTTAGCTAGCGTTACGGTTAATAGGCCATTAGCGCGCGTACACTTTGGGACATAGTGTTATGGCCAGCACTATGCTATCGTTTGAAATCCAACACACACACGCTAGGCGCAGCACCAATGCCCCACATCACCGCCATTGTAACAGCCATCGCAGTCCTACTCATTATAGCTACTGTTGGTACGGCACATGCACAGTCTATTCAGTGCGGGATCAGGCCTATTCCGCCTATTGGGTGCAAGATGAATAGCGCGCGGTGTGTGTGCAATGCGCAGGGCCAGTGTGACTGGGTTTTTGACTGCTAGTGCTTTGTACTGTTCATTATATGCGAGAGTTCCGGGATTAGTTCCGGGTGGTCCTGAATTAGTTGTTCTGTGATCCTGTGTTGCACCGCATCCAGTGCATGTAATAAGTCATAGATTGGGACATCATCCCTTACGGCTATGTATTGGGCAAGCGCATAGCATATTGTATCAATTAAGGCTTGGCGGTGGTTCATCTTGCGGCGCCCATGAAACGCCCTCTTTGGTGGCGAGCTGCCGCGCAATATCCGGTCCAAATTCCTTTGCGATCTGCTCAAGGGCTGAAATCGGGTCCGAATCCATCTCCATATGCCGCTCAACATAGAGGCCCAATAGCTTGTTAAGCCTGTCATATGCCCCACCCGCGGCCCCGAAGTTGCCCGCATCCTCGGCCCTTTGAGCAAATGCGCGCTCATCGGCTATCCGTTGCTCCAGGGTTAGCCTTGCGTTAGCGAGGCCGGCACCGCGCAGCGCAGCCACATAATTTTTGATTTTTGGCTCTGCAGCCTTGCGGCAGGCCCTTACCTTGAGAGCATTCGGGCTATAACCCTCGGCACCATAGGCATTGCGATAGGCCTGTGATTGATTGTCGCTAAGTGCCAATTCCTCCGCAAATGCCTGCTCCTCTGGCGAGAGATCGCCCAGAGATATTTCTGTTTTTTGCGGTGGCGTTTTTTGATTTTGCATGGCCTAAAAAAGCAATTTTATTGCTCACATTCCCTATTGCATAATCCCACGCTATGTGGGATAAGGATAATTAGAAGGAAGCGCAGTTCTCTCACTAACGCTACAGCCAATAGGAGACGACAATGCCTCACATGATCCCGCAATATAACAAGACCGAAATGTGGTCCGTTGAAACGACATGCGGCACCGAATTGATCCCCTGCGATGTTGCCGAGGGCAATTCTGACGGGCTTGCCGATTACCTAGAGGGCGAGCAGCTAGAGGGTGCCGAGATTGAAAAGACCTCCGGTTGGTTCTGCCGACTTTCGGCTCCTGGCTATATGGATTGCACCGAATGGTCGGGACCATACGAGACATACGAGTCGGCCAAAGAGGCTATTGAAAGCATGTACGACGTAGATGGCGAGACGGGCGAGGAATTGGCCGCATAGTGCCTTGTTCCCTCTGCCTCTACATGGGGCAGAGTATAGAAGGCAAAACCGCTAATCACCCATTAAGGATCAGGATCATGTGGACAATCATCGCAATGGATGGCCAAGGCAATGTGGATTTTCGCGATGGTCAAGAGTTCGCCTCAGAAGCCATCGCAAAGCGCGTTGCAGACGATATGAACCGCGAGGCCGATGAGGATCACGACTGGTTTTATATTGCCTCGCCATCTTACGCTTAATCTGCTGTTAACAATCTAATGGAGGGGAATATGGCAAACCATACGACACGCGCCCAACGAATCAACGCAAGGCGGGATAAGATTTGGGAGGCAGCGACAGAGCGCACCGCCTATAAGGGCTATATAGTCCAACGGTCAATCACTGGCCTTGCCTTCTACATCACCAAAGACGGCCACAATATCGCGACTGGCAATAGCGAAGCTGACGCCCGCCAGATGATTGACCAGCTGGCTGACGATCACTTTCCCATCAGTCTGAACTGTTAAACACGGATTAAGGATGACGATTATGACAGAATGGCCAAATGAAGGTCGCTTTCCGGTGGGTGGGCCGCGACAGCCAGTCTATGACTTCCTCCGCAGCCTTGGCTTTTCAATGGCTCCCGGATTGGGGGATAAGCATTGGATCAGCGCCGATAAATTAGAGGTGCATATCTACGGTGCCGGATCAATGGCCCGCGTATCCAAAAAGGGCGAGCAATGGATAAGCGAGGTCGAGCTTAACAAGTTGGCCGAACACCTAGACGCACTACGCACAGAAGATACTTAAACGCGAATAAAATGAATTTTCGGCCGTCGCCCTGGTACTCCAAGGCTATCCCATCGCCTGATCAGGGCGGGACCGAATCAAGCCCGCTGTCTCGCTAAGGCGACCGGCGGCCACGCGCGTTAGGAAAATCAAATTTTATGGGGTTTTCGACGCAAATCGGATCGTGTATTTATGACGTACCCGATTTGTTCCTGTTTGTCAAGTCATAATGTATGACAAGGTTGTTTAGTCCCAAGCTAAGGTAGCCAAATAGTTCCGGCTGTAATTCCCGCTCTAGAATTGCCACATGCTTCATGACCGCCTGGGCGGCCCGACTCCCGATAGCCTCGAATGCCAGCATATAATCCCGCATGATTTCCACGCATTGCCGCTCATCCAATTCACGCGGAGTCGGAGGACATGGCTGCCCAAAACCCGCTATTGACTGGCGATCCTTGGCAATGTCCAGAACGCGCCGATATTGGCTGACTTCGCGCGCAAACATCCGGCCGGCGTCGTATTGCAATGCCGAAATAGCGCCCACCAGGCAATAGCGCCCCAGCGGGTGCTCGGCCATCGGATCGTGACGCCTATCGGCAGGGATCGCCCTGTGCAAGCCGAGCCAGTAAACGTCCGCCGTTCGGTGCGGTAATGTGGCCGCCACTGCGTTTTGGTCTATGCCACGCTCGCGCTGCATCCTCCCATTGGGTTCGCGCCTTCCCGTTTTTCGTTTCCTGCCTCGCCTCGCCATTGCGCCTTCCTAATGCTGATCTTGAAAATGGAGGATCGCCAAACGCAACAGCACCTAACGAGCGCTCCTCATTCATTGCCCGCTCGCGCTCAATCAATACCGCGAGAGGAACCGGCTCTTTGAACTTAACCGCATAATGCGCCGTCCTCTCGCGAAGCATTCCGCAGCTCGCAGTTTCCAAACCAAGCGCACGCCTCACGGCGCCCTCACCAACTCCAATAACTTTTGCTATTCGGCGTGGACACATGACCGGCCGCCGGCCGCTGCCGTTCTTGCGCAGATATTTTGCGTATTCTACCTGTTCAGCAGTCAAAACCTGATGCTTACCCCATGACATTGATGCTAACTCCTGGTGGCCACTGAGACTCAAATTCAAAAGCCCTTCCCTCCAGTTCACGCTGATCCAACAAGCGAACCAAAGATTGCTTGCCGCTATCACGCGCAAAAGTCCGCCACGCCGAAAACTCCGCAGAGCCGGGTGTGGCAGAAAATCCGCCAGTTTTTTCCGATGGTGGCGAACGATTTAGATATTCGGCCGCCCTAATACACCAGTTATCAAATGCCGAATCCCATCTCACACATTTCCGCTCATTCTGGCGCGCATGGTTCCGAAATTTCTCAGCTTCCCGCCCTATTTCAGCCTGGGTTAACCCTAGCTTCTGGGCCTTTTGAGTGCTGTCGGTTGATGGACGCCAGTCGTCGGAAATTAAACCTTTTCTCGAATTCCCATTTTCTTTCCCGCGAAGCGGGACTCTCTTACTTTCTGTATCTGTATCTGACTCTGATCGTTTGTGTTCCGTTACCGTACCGTTACCAAAATGTTTTGCTTTCCATCTGCGCTGCCTCTCGGCGTTTGTCGGGTCTATTGTGTCCGTTTCGTACTGCCGTTTTTTCCAAGAAACTACCTGATCGTCCGTTACCATGCCCCGATCGATCATGTGTGCCCAAATTGATTTGACTTCCTCGATGTTCAAATCAAGTGCACCGCAAAATAGGGCCGCGTCCATTCTGAGTTTTCCGCCATTGCGGGCATCTGCGGCCAACTCCAGAACAAAGTGCCACATTGCAATGACTTTGCACTTCGATGTTTTGCTTGAATAGGCAACGGCTGCAATCTTGGGATCGGTGCAGGTTCCGACGTAGGCTCGATACCAGCGCGTCACCGGATCAGTCCCCACGATTCTAGAACCTTAAGTGCACGGTCAAGACCGTATGAAATGCAGCTATAGCCGCCGGCCTCAGTCACATCGGAGAGAAACTTCAGTTGCTCAACAGTCGGACGGCCATTCTCGGCCTTAAGTTCTAGTGCGTAAAAGATTCCGTTGTGCAGAGCGCAAATATCAGCAACGCCGCGCAGCATTCCCATTTTTTTGAGACGCGAGGCGGTTTTGTAGCTGCGCTTCCCATCGTTGGGCGTATGCCACCATAGGAGGCCGATCACGCCACGCAGGCGCAAATGATCCGCGACAGCCTTGTGGATTGAATCTTCGGCGGTAGCCAAGTTGCCTTCCCGAATTTCCCTAAAGGCAACGCATTACAAATAACGCTTGACTGCTTAGTGATTGCTCTATATCACACGGTTGGTGGATACTGTCAAGGGAGTAAATCCAACGCCGAGGCGTGTGTAGTGTTGTGTTTCTAAATGTGGAACTTTCCGGCCCTATGAGCCGGGATATTGAAAGCCCCTATTCGATGACCGCAATAGCGCGGAGGCTCACCTTGTTACGCAAGGGCCTCGAACTCTCGCAGGCTGAAATGGCTGCTTATGCTGGCATTTCCGGCAATGCCTGGAGCAATTATGAGAAGGGAATCCGCCGGATCGACCTGGATGCGGCTTTCAGACTTGAGAATAGCCTCTCAGTGCCCCAGGAATGGGTCTATAGGGGCGTGACCCTTCGGCTGCCAGACGACATCAAGGTGGCGCTAATAAACGCCCAGAGGGCCGCCCAAAGGGCTAAGCGGGCCTAAGCGGAGAATACGAGCCTAATCATATCCGTAGCCGCCACGTTTGGCGCTGGCGCTGGCGCTGGCACCGGCACCGGATGCAGCAAAATATTCAGAATCATTGCCGCGATTAGCTTTGCCTCTTCTATTTCCCCGACATCAGTCAGAATAGCGTGAATATATTTCGACGCCAACCGCCTGATTTCCCATTCTTTTTCGAGAGACATACCAGCCATAGTAGTATCCCCTACCTTACCGGGGGACGGTAGCCCATGCCTAATATTATCGCAAAATAAATTTTCATTTTCTCACACCAACTGTGGATAACGGTACTTGACTTCACACGGTATGTGGGGTATGACTTCCCACGCGATGAAACCGTTTCTGAATTTCGCCAAAGCACGGGAGCGCGATATGGGCTGGGTCAAGGTTCACGACGAAAACGGAAAACTCATCGAGCATCTGGGCGACCCAGACCCGCTCGATGACACGATTAAAGCGCCCAAGCGTGGCTACTGGCAAAACCCAGACGGGCGGTACCGGCTTTCAACAGAAGAAGATGAAGCGGGGCTGTAAATGCGTGAACTCATGGCAGGCATTCGCAGTGTTTGCGTGATCTGCATTTGGCTTCTGACAGTTCTGAGCATTTCGGCGCTGTTTGGCGTCCTCATGGCTTCATCAATTCCCGGAGGCATTCAGTGGTGAAAAACATTTTGGTGGTCGCGATGTTTGTCACGATTCTCATGCTGGCGCTGCAAGCTCGCGCCGAACCACTCGACCCAAATGGAAATTCGACAACTGTAATAGGCTCACGTCCCCCGGGGTGTCCCAGAGCCTATTGCGGCTGCGGACTGCGGCTGTTCCTCGGTCTTACGGACGCGCGCCTCAACAGGGCTTCCATGTGGCGCGTTCTATTCCCCCCCACGGCCGCAAGGCCAGGAGCGGTCGCAGTCCGTCCTCATCATGTTTTTCTGCTAGTCGCCCATGTTCGTGGCGATGTTTGGACCGTGCGCGATTACAACTCCGGCAGAGGTTTGTCGCGCATTCATCAACGTAGCGTCAGAGGCTATGTGTTCGTAAAACCGGGAGTCAACAGTGTCTCAGAAAACATGGTGGCAACTACAAACCGCAGTTTCACTCCGCTTAACTAAACAGGAAAAGGAGCGGGCACAGCAACGGGCGTTGGATGATGGAACGAATCTCTCCGCTTGGATTCGCCTTCTAATCCTTGAGCGCATCAACTCCCCGACGATGGAGCCGGCAGAATGAAAATGGAAGAATGGGACCGGCGCATCGCGCCACGGCTAAACAAGGTTCAGGGCGCGGCTGGCTGGCTCGAATATCACGCCAAGCAATTGCAGGCCGCAATCGGCGGTCTTGAAGCAAGGCCGGCATGGGAAACCCTCGCGCGGGAATATCTCAACAGTGCCGAACGTGAGTTGCTGGTCGCACTGGCGGTCGTGCGGGCCACACGCGACATCTACGACAATCTTCCGATCATTGTTGAACACGCAGAATCACAAGCAGCAGCAGAATAGGAACTAAAATATGAGAGCATCTGCAATGTTTCCATCCGAATATTTAAGGGCGGCCGATTTGGAAAAGCCGACCCTTGTCACCATTTCAACGGTTGAAATCCGAGAGGTGGGCGACGAGCGCAAGCCGGTCATTTTCTTCACGGAAAAGGATAAGGGCGTCGTCCTGAACAAGACAAAAAATCAATTCCTCATTGATGCCTTCGGTGACGATACGGATATGTGGACCGGAAAAACAATCGTTATGCAGGAGGGCGTTACTCATTATCAGGGCCGGCAAGTTGCCTGTATCGACTTTCGCAAGCCGAAAAGGCCCATCAAAGAGGAAATGAACGATGAGGTTCCATTCTAATGACCGACTATACGCACTTTCCCGTTGAATATCTGTCCTGGCGCCACATGAAAACGTCAGGTGACTATCAGATTACACTCGCCTTTCCAGCCGAGGCTTTCGAGCTTTTCATGGATGTGATTGGCGCGCCACCCAAGAACGGCGAGTCGCGCTGGCTTGCCTTGGCGCAACTCGACAAACCACCGGGATCAAATTGAGGGAGCGCGATGAAGCACACCTTAAACGTCTTAGACTTCTCCCATGCGCCAGGTGCGCTGACAATCAGGGTTCGGACGCTGCACACATTCGCTTCTCGTCGGCCACCCACGGAAAGAAAAACCCCGGCGTTGGACAGAAGCCTAACGACCGTGATGCGCTTCCTTTGTGCCGTCGATGCCACACGCTACAGCACGAAATTGGCGAAGCGGCTTTTTGGAAAGATTGCGACCCTATTGGATGGGCGCGGGCACTCTACAAGGTCAGCGGCGACATCAATGCCGAAATGCAGGTGGTCAAAATCATCCAAGCGGCATTTCGGATTCGGAGGTGACTGGTGAGCATGGTGATCTGTGAACGATGCGAACGGGCCGTCGATAGTGACGATGATCCCGATTGCTTTTGCTACTCGATAGAGAGGCGCAATGATTCTACGGACCACACATTCTGCAAATCATGTCGGGATGAACTGGAAGATGAGTACGTTCCACAATGGATGGCACAATGACCTCGAAAGAGGCCGGGGTCGTCAGTCTCGCCTACCAACGCTGTGCATGGGCGCTGCATGACATTGAGGAAATGGCCGATGAGGTCAGAAAGTTGGAAGCGCAGGCCAACTGGTATCGTGTCTTGGCAGAGGATTTATGGAAGCAAGCCGACTAACGTGAAATTATAACGGAGGCGACCAATGCTCTACGATCCAATCAAGTTCAAGATGCCAGATGTCGTGCCGGCGACAGTCTCGGAAGTTCTGGCGCGAGCCGCCGACTATATGGAGCGGCACGGGCATTGCCCGTTCACCTTTGAGGATACCGAAGGCCGCGTGTGCCTGATCGGAGCGATTGCAAGGGCGGCCGCTGGCAACACGGAGCTAAAGGACAGGGCCATTGGCGCGCTTTGGGGGTCGATGAAGGGCGGCATAGCGCAATTCAACGAAACGCACACCAAAGAGCAAAACATTGCCAAGTTGCGCGAGGTAAGTCGCGCGTTAGTGAGCAATTAACCATAGAGGGTCCGACCGATGCTCTACGATCCAAAATGGGAACAACCAACGAAAGTTGATCCATTTTCACTTGAGGCAATCACTGCATGGCTGGGGAGACAAGACCCCGCCACCGAATATGACTATTGGACAGCAGATTGCGTCGTCTGTCGCTATCTCAATGCCGAGGGGATTTCTCTCAGAAAATATTTCGACGTTTTGGATTGTCGAGAGCGTCTTGATTTATTCGGGACGCGCCCCTGGACACTCGGAGCTGCGTTTAAACGCGCGCAAGAACGGTTAACCACGGGTCAGCGCGCGAATGACTGAAATTGTGATCGCACTACTGATCGGCTGGCTCGCCTTCATCATCTGGCGCGCCTGCACGTTTCCGAACTGATAATTTGGGAATAACCATGATGACCGAGCCAAATTGGATGCAAATGTACGTTGACGCCGCCGAGGCGCTTCGTGACGTGCGTGAGGCCCTACTGAACGAAATCGACGGCGCAACGGAAACGGTCGGTCGCGACACGCGATTAACTGAAATGATCCGACTGTGTGACGCCGTGCTTGGCGACCGTTAATTGGGAATTAACAATCACTGCACAGCAAATATGGCGAAAATACCAAATAAATGGAACCGTATTTTATGACCGGCGCAGACCCGAACGAAGTATGGCCACTAGTGAAGCAATTTCACTATTCGCATCGGATGCCAGGAAACATTCAGCACTGCTACTGCATTCGGTCTGCTGGCGGCCTGTTTGGAGACAGGGGGGAGCCTATAGCAGCGGCCATCTTTAGCATTCCGCCCACACGATGGGCGGAAGAACTAATCGAACTGACGCGCCTTGTCCGCAATCCAAGCTGCAACATCCCTCTATCGAAGCTAATTTCATTTGCCTGTCATTGGCTGACGCTGGCCAAGCATTCGTTAGCTATTAGCTTTGCTGACGCCACGCATGGGCACCACGGCGGCATCTATCAGGCGTCAGGGTGGCAATATGACGGGCGCAGAGAACGAGCTATGGATGGCCTTCTAATCGACGGCGTATTCAAGCCTGGGCGGTCTTGCAATTCGACTTGGGGCACCCGCAGCCCAGACAAGCTAAGGACGTTGCTGCCAAGTCGCCATATCGAACCACATTGGGACGAAGGCAAGCACCTGTATTGGAGGCCGCTTTCTGTCGGTGGCAAGACCAAGGCGCGGCGGCTCGAGCTGAAATCAAACCCCTATCCGAAACCTAATGCGGCCCGTCCAATGGACGAGCCCGTTCCAACGGGTGCGAGCTTGGAGCATCCCCAAGGGGCCGCTCCAAGGTTACGCGCGGGGCGTTAATGGGAAATAAACCGTGAGGATGTTCGTGACGGACAGCGAGATACTCAAGGCAACGGGGATGCCCTCCGAGACTTTGGCTTTGCTCGACCGTCAAAAGGGCTTCCCGCCCAAGCACGGGACGATGGGGAATAAGCGCCACTGGCCGTCGGTGGAGGCTTACCTAGACCACGCCTATGGGTCTAAGATTGTGGCTTTCAGGAGTAAAGCACATGACGCGGCCTGATATTCAAGCCCCAGGATTGACTTGGAAACCTCGCATAAACGGATGGGAGGCGCGATGGCACGCGCGTACCGACTTCATCAAACGCGGGTTCCTGCCGAAGTCCGCCCGCCTATGGTGCGGTCAGTCCCCAAGCGATCACGAGCGGGCATGGATCGAGGACCGCTGCCGGCAGCTTCAGGACGAAATGCTGGTCTGGAGCAAGGGTGGGCTGCCGCGAGCCATCGTATTCGATGGCACGGTCGGCAGCCTTGTAAGGTGCTACCTTACAGACGAGGACTCACCGTACCGCAAGAAGCGGTTTGCCACTCGGCACTACTACGACGTTCTCTGCAAGTGCGTTGACCGCGAAATGGGGGATAAGGTCGTCAACGAGATTACTGCGCGCGACATGCTGCGCTGGCACGAGAAGTATCTAGCGGCTGG